GCAACTGTAATTGTTAATGAAGATGAAATAGATACTAATTTAAACGATTTAAAGGAGTATAAAAAACCTGATAGTAAATTTAATTTTACCATGATAAAAGGTACAGAAAGCATAACAAGAACATATTACGAGGAACATGGCGAGAACATTAACGACAGCACTAAAAAACGAATTATTAACAAATGAAATAGTACCATTTCATTTACTTACTATTGGCTTTTCTACACCTGTAAATATTACTGATAATAGCTTTGATTTAACATCATCAATATCAGGCTCTAGTGTAACTTACACATCATCTCCATTTTTAGTATCTTTACCACAATTTGAAGAACAAACTGATATTACAAAAGTATCTTTAAATTTAGTATTATCAGGTGCAGATCAAACATTTATATCTACAGTTTTAAATGAAAATATAGTTAATGATACTGTCACTATTTTTAGAGGATTATTAGACTCAAACAATTCTATTATAGCAGACCCAATATTATTATACTCAGGAAATATAGATACATTTGATATTGCTGAGTCTGAAACAGAGTCTAATGTTCAGCTTACTGTAGTATCTCATTGGGCTGATTTTGAAAAGAAGTCAGGTAGAAAAACAAATAATAGTTCACAACAAAGATTTTTTAGTACAGATGTTGGTATGAATTTTAGTTCTCAAACAGTATTAGATATTAAGTGGGGTAGAAAGTAATGACAACTTTTGACGAGATTATTAATTTTTACAAATCATTTAATAGATACAAAAACAATACATATGAAGAATTATATTATCATATAGAGCAATCAATTAATTCTAATCAATACAAAATATTTAAAGATAAAGAAATATATGGATTTACAAATTGGGCATATGTAGATCAACAAACAGAAGATAATTTTTTACATACAGGTATTATTGATAATTGGAGATGTGGAGATATTATGTTGCATATTGATTTTATAGCAACAAAGAATATTAGAAACATTATGAGTTGGTTAAAAAACAATGCAACAAAAACATTAGGATTAAATAAAACAATACATTGGGCAAGATTAAATAGTAATAATAAAGTAAGAAAAATTATGAAGCAAACAACAAAGGATAGTTGGTTATGGGTGGAGTAGTAAAAGCTGTAGTAGGAGTAGTTAAAACAGTTTCTAAAGTTGTTAAATTTAGTAAATTTTTAAGTAATATAAACCCATTTGTAGCTTTAGGTGTATTTGCTGTTGGTTGGTTATTTATGCGATCAATGAAACCACCTGAAGTACCTGACTTTGGAACTAATGATTTTGAACAACAAGAACGAGGAATATTACTTAATAAACAATCAAATAACTCAAACATACCTGTAATTTATGGAGAAAGACTTGTAGGTGGAACAAGAGTATTTATAGAAACATCAGGTACAGATAATGAGTTTTTATATGTTGCTTTAGTATTGTCAGAGGGAGAAATAAACTCAATAGAAGAAATAAGAGTTGATGATAAAGTAGTAACTTTTAGTGGAGCATTAACAGATAATACTCAAAGAACTGTTGCAAGTTCAGACTCTAATTTTTTTAAAGCAGACCCAAATGTTGAGGGGTCATCAGCAGAAAGTACAATTACAATAGAGCCACACTTTGGAACTGATGGACAAAGTGCTTCATCATTATTATCAGGTTTATCATCTTGGGGGTCATCACACAAACTTAGTGGGCTTTGTTATCTTGCACTAAAATTCAAATGGAATCCTGATGTATTTGGTGGAATACCTGTAGTACAAGCAAAAGTAAAAGGGAAAAAAGTAATTACATTAGCTTCTAATTTATCTGAACAAACTGCATCTTTCTCAACTAATCCAGCTTTCTGTTTATTAGATTATTTAAGAAATGAAAGATATGGAAAAGGTTTAGCCACATCAAGTTTAGATTTACAAAGTTTTTATGATGCTTCACAAGTTTGCGTTACACAAGTTACACCATTTTCAGGTGGTAGTAATATAAATATTTTTGATACAAATGCTGTAATAGATACATCAAGAAAAGTTATTGATAATGTAAGAGAACTTGTAAAAGGAATGAGAGGTTATCTTCCATATGTTCAGGGTAAATATAAATTAGTTATTGAAACAACAGGGTCAGCTTCAGTATCACTTACAGAGGATGATATTATTGGTGGATATAATTTAGCATCTCCATCTAAAAATTCTAAATATAACAGAGTTATTTGTGCATTTATAAATCCTGATAGAAACTATCAAGTAGATGAAATTCAATACCCAGCAGTAGATGATAGTGGATATGCAACAGCAGATAAACACGCAACGATGAAATCAGCAGATGGTGGTTTTTTACTAGAGGGTAGATTTGATTTTAAAACTATTACTTCTCCATATCAAGCTGAAGAAATGGCTGAGATTATTTTAAGAAGATCAAGAGAAAGCTTAGGTTTAAATATTACTTGTGGATTTAGAGCATATGAACTTCACATAGGAGATATTGTAAATATTACTTTATCAAGTGTTGGATTTACTACAAAAGCTTTCAGAGTTTTATCAATGACATTTAATGAAGATTACACAATCTCTTTACAATTAGTAGAACATCAAGATAGTTTTTATACATTTGCAACTAAAGGTCAGGTAGCAAGTACACCTACAACTACTTTACCAAATCCTTTTTCTATTCAACCACCAGCTGGTCTAACACTATCAGATGAAATGATTGAATATGCAGATGGTGTTGTATTGACTAGAATGAATATTTTAATTACACCAAGTACAGATAAATTTGTTCAATATTATCAAGTAGAAACAAAACAAACTACAGAATCTAATTTTAAAATTATATCTAATGGTACACAATTAAGGCATGAATTACTTAATGCTGTAGATGATGCCACATATGATGTTAGGGTAAAGGCGATCAACAGTTTCGGTATTTCAAGCACATATGTTTCAGCACAAAGAAAGATAGTTGGTGCAACAGAAATTCCACAAGATGTAGATGATTTATCAGTATCAATGGTAGGCTCAAATCAAATGGAGTTATCTTGGACACCTGTCATAGACTTAGATATTTCATGGTATGAAGTAAGATACCAAGATGTTCAAAGTGGTGCTACATGGAATGATAGTACACCACTTGCAAAAGTAGTAAGAAGAAAATCAAACTCGCTAGTAGTAAATGCACAAACAGGTAGTTTTTTAATAAAAGCTGTTGATAAACTAGGAAATGCAAGTGCAGAAGCTTCTATTGTAACTACTAATATTTCAGGATTACAACAATTTAAAAACATATTAACTGTGAGTGAATAATGGCAGATTTTTTAGGAACAAGAGATAGTAATGTTGCAATATCAGAAGATAATGTTGGAAGAAAAGTATTAATATTAGATACAATTACACAGTTTGACGATGGTGTAGGAAACATTGAATCAGCAGAGGGAGTTTTTGATCTTGGTGGAACAGACTCTACTTCAAATCCAACAAAATTTAATTCTAATATACAATCATCAGGATTTTACACATTTGCTAATACCATAAGCTTAGATGCAATTTATGATGTAAATTTAGGTGTTATTATTGGAATGACATCAGAAGATGAATACGATTTATTTGATTCAGGTAGAGGTGCAAGTTTATTTGAAGATGCTAAAGCACCTTTTGATGGTAGCCCTGAAGTACAAGCTGGAGCAGAGATACAGGTAGGAGTAAGTGATACAAGTTTAGCAAGTATTACTAGCTTTCAAAAAATATCACAACAAAGCACAATAAAAGGTAAATTCTTTAAATTTAGATGTAAAATTGTAAGTGATAATAATAAGGTAAGAGCAAAAGTTCATACACTTCAGTATAAAGTAAATTTTGAAGTAAGAACTGAATCAGGAGAAGATGTTGTTGCATCAGCTTCAGGTCAAGCAATTACATTTACAAATTCTTTTTACGCAACTCCAAGTATTGGTATTTCAGCACAAGGATTGCAGACAGGAGACTATTATCAGATCACAAGTAAATCTAAAACAGGCTTTACAATAAGGTTTTATAATAGTAGTAATACAGGAATAAGCCGAACATTTGATTATCAAGTGTTTGGATATGGGTTGAAATCATAACCATTTTAAAATATAAGGATTAATATGAGTCAAGTATCAGATGTAGTTTTAGCCAATCAAGGATTTGCTTCTTTTAGAACAGAATTAAACAATATTCTAGGAGCAGTAAATACAAGTCATTTAGGCAGTTCAGCACCAAGTTCAGTAGCACAAGGCACTATTTGGGTTGATACAGGAACATCAGGATTTTTAAAAATTAAGATTAATGATGGCTCAGATAACATAGAATTATTTAGTATTAATATAACATCAAACGCAATAACGAGTACAGCATCGGTCACAGGAACAATCACAGAAACAGACCCAAATGCTTTACCACTTGCAATAGCTTTAGGATAAGGAGAACACATGGCTAACACTTTCAAAGTAAAAACAAATGGTGCGATGCCATCATCTTCAGGCACACCTCTAACTTTATATACAGTTCCAAATTCCACAACTACAGTAATTATTGGCTTAACACTTTGTAATATTCACACAACAACTGTCACAGCAGATGTTCAATTAGTATCAGACACATCAGATACAGAAACAAATGAAACAGTTTTATTAACTAAAGATGTCAGTATTCCAGCTGGT